TCTATGATTTGACCCGGTCGTAAATCCCATGATTGTGGGTGACCGCTACTGCTTTTGTTTCCTGCAAGTAGATTGTTCGCTTTCAAAATATTACGCGCCACTCTTCGTGCTGACTCATTTGTTTTTACAGTCATGTCTGTAATCACTTGCGCTTCTTGTTGTGTATCAGGCGCCCTACCACTCTGCCTTTCAGCATCGCTAACTTCTGCAAACGCGGACTCATTGAGTGATAGTGATACACCTTGAACTGCAATTGTGCTTGGAGCATTCTCTACTGGATTGGTCTGCGAAGGGCCAACTCTTGAATTAGCGTCAACAAATCTACCTGACTCACTAAAGTTGAACGGGACATACAAGACGTTACCAAATCGGTCGAAGTAAATGATATGATTATCATGACGACCAATGAAACGAAGAGCAGTGATTAGATTAGCACTGTTAAAATCAACAGCAGTAAACGTAGTGCTATGTTTTCTGCGGTCTGCTACTGAGCGAGTAGGAGACATAGGAAGAGCGATGTTCACAGATGTGAATGAGTTAGCAACGTCTCTGCCTAATCGTAGTGCCATGTCCGTAGTGCGGAAACCTACGTCAATAGGATATCCAATGTGAACAAGATTACTGTTGAAACCTATCTCTTGGAGTGTTCTTCCCTTGAGGTTTCGCACCGATAAAGTTGCACCCTGACTTCCAGTCAAGACACTTCCTAACGATATGCGCTCAGTGTTCGTATCTATAGAATATAGCAGCGGTGGCTTATATAAAACGGCATCAGTTCCTATGGATGACCCCATATAAACCAACGAAGATAGATGTTCATGTCCAGCGACTTGTCGATGAGTCAAACGCACCCCATCTTCTAACTCATTTACCTCGTATGCACGTTCTGTGCCAATAGGATAATTAGCCTTCTTGCGCTGACGTATCGTCACCTTTTGCTTGGAACTACCTTGTAGTGATACCTCACCAAGATGTAGGGCGTTATCTACAAACTTGGGCTTACGCACGTGTTTCATGACGACATCGCTGTCGCCAGTCAAGCGTTGCTGTGCGAGGTAAGGCATCACATTCCCTCCTTAATTTGAGTCAAGAACTTAGGGTCAACATCGTCCATAAACCGATAGTCATCAGGGAATAACCGTTTTGTGTCCTCGCCAGTATCATCACCATAACCTATGTATTCTTCGGGCATTCCTGCGCCTTCCCTAACACCAATTAATGCTGGGGCCGGAATTGGTCTATACGACCAGCCTTTTCTTTCTGCATACCTATGCGCACGCTCAGGTTTTGTGGTAACAAACGCACCTCTGTAAGTTGGGTCATAATTTTCCATAAACTTATCATAAGAACCATCCTCCATGGCTTGAACATATTCTTCTATGTTTTTGTATGGGTTTCTATTAGCCCTTAATCCCTGCCTCATAATTTGTTGAACATTTGTTTCAGGAGTCCCATGATAATACTTCACTGGCCCATAGGAGGAAGGTAAGTCGGGATGAAACTCACCAAGTTCCGTTTGGCGTTTTAGCAACCGCCAAGAGAGGTCCATTGGAAGCATCACATATCACCTCTCAGCATTTGTAGTGCTTTCTCATAACGACGTGCAAGGCTCTCAGACGGGCCTCGTCGTAAGTTGGATTGTAAGTCAGCCAATTTGACTTGCCTTGCTTCGGGATGCGAGGCCACACGTTGGATGTAATCGAAGTATTGTTCGTCAGGTCTTCGCGTCAATGCGTCTATTGCGTGGCCTACATCTTCTCCAAATTGCTGATGTATAGCATCAATCCCTGTCTCACTATCTTCAACCGCATCGTGTAAGTATGCAATACGCTTCAAGTGCGGGTCATCGAACTGACTTGCAACATCTTCGATATGAGTCATGTATGGCTCTTCACCATACATCTGTCCTTCATGAACTTGCGATGCAAAGTCACGAGCCTCTTGAGGCATCTTGAGCACAGGAACGATGTTAGCACGTGGGATTGCACTGGGTCGGACGTTCGACATGGTGCCACCAAGCACACCGAATGGCTCTTGGTGTTGTATAGGAGAAGGGAGGCCACCGGCTCTCACGCCCACAACTCCAACCTGAGAAGAGGGTAGACCGAGTGACTGCGCACGCTCTTGAGCAAACGCAAGTGCTCTCTCTCGGTCGGGTGTGGTGTATGTGATATCTTGCCCACGTAGTTGCTCAGGCACATACTTCTTGGAACGCTTACGACTGGACCGTGCTTTGATGCCCTGCTCGCTTACAGCAGGTAGATTCATCGTGCCGTGATACTCGGTCACAGGGCCGAGGGATGAAGGGAAGACCTCGTGGAACTCACCAAGTTCCGTTTGGCGTTTGATGACTGGAACCGGCCAATGTCCCTTATCTTCGTGCTTTGCCCACATTTCCCGTGCTTGCCAATTTCTAGCATCCGATGGAACAATTTTCGCACCTTGTGCATCGGCAATAATTGCACCTAAATCATACAACGCTGTTCCCATTCCGACAGGTGGTGCCTCCCCGCCAAACCTATTTTCTTCAATAAAAGGGTCACGTTGTTCTATGTAAGGTGCTCCTACTAAATTATGAGGATAATTATCATCAAAAACGTAAAAAGTAGAACTACCAACGTCTTCATTGTTAGGTGAGGAGATTTTAGTTTCAATAAAATGATGCTTATTTCCCGAATAACCGTCAAGGTGTCTTTTACCTGACATTGGATATATCTCCCCCGTCTCAGGATGTCTAAAGTCCGCTCTGTATTCACCATCTTCTTGACGAACTGATTCAGGAACTAATGGCATCTTGAGCAACCGCCAAGCGAGGTCCATTGGTTCGCCCGTCATTATCTCAACATCTTCATCACCATATTTTTCACGCATTCTTTGAGCGAACATAGTGCCATCACCCGTTTTCATTGATTGATGTGGCTCATAGAGTGTTTTTCCCTCTGCTTCGGCTAAACGCATTATCAAATGCAAAAGGGCTTCTTGATAACCTCGTCCTCTAAACTCGCTATCTGTGCCGATAGAATATGGATAAATCCCTTTATCACCATAAGGATGTATCATGTGAAAAGCCCTTTGTGATGGATAGGCTTCGGGGTTGGGGTCTTTAATGCGGCCTACGCCTATTCCATCATCGGACAGACGAGCGAAGGCGGGTAGCCGTTCTTGTGTTTCAGGGTCTATGAAATCAGCCTCAAACCTCCGATAAGGAAAGCCCTCTTCTTCAACAACCCCTACATCACGGACAGATTCAAAATCAAGTGGCGCTTTTTTCACAGCCACCTTCTCAGGTAGATTCTTCTTCTTGGTCTTCTTCTCAAACCGCTTTGCCATCTTTGGGTCAGTCGCATACATAAAGCGACGTTGAGCCTGAGATTCAAACGGCATTACTCATCGCTCCATTTCTTTGCATCTTTAGCAACCGCCAAGCGAGGTTCATTGGTTCGCTTGCATTTTTCACATAAGAACCACCTACGCTTATTTTTTGTGGCTCAAAGGATTCAAAATCTTCTGCGAATGTATAAGCATCTTTCCATCCGGGAGTAAGAGGATTAGTTCTATGTGGTTTCAAACGCCAAGCATTCGCTCCGGCGGCGACACTTTGCCATGGAGTCACTTCGAGTGAATCTCTCCGATTTCGATTTTCCCTCCGCTCTTCCTCCCGTTGCTGTAAAAATTCTCTATGCTGAGCGTTCAACTGTTCCCTTTGCTTTTCCCTTGGCCTTTCCCTTGCCCATTCCTCTTGAGCAAGCATTTTACGGCCCTCAGCGATACCGCTTAAATACGCTTGACTTTTTGGTATTTTTTCCACGCCCACCTTTTCAAACGGCATTACTCATCACCCCATTTCTTTGCCTCTATCTCATTGAAACCTATATGCATGCCGATTGGCACACCGATAAAGAAACCACCCAATACACAAATAAAGAATAATTTGAGCAAGGTCAAGAAGCATCACCGCTGTGGTCTGATGTCGTGAAGGTAACGTCTTCTTTATGCCCCTTGCTATGTAATGATTGACTGAAGCGCGGTTTAACGGTGAAGTCCTTGTCTACACCAGTGTTACGAGGCGCGTCACTACGGAAGTGTTGTAGTGTATTCTCACTGATAACTAAGCGAGTAACTGTGCCTTTCAAGGTGGTCTTATCGAAAGTTGTTGCTTCAGTGCCGGGTAGTTTCGGCCCTTTCGCGACCGGCACAGTATCACTACTTGTTTCCATTAGGTATACTGGTTGGTATGGTGCGTTTGTGGCTGGGTTGCTACTACCACCAATGAAGAAGCCATCAGCAGCACGACCATTAGTTGTCTCATAAGTGAACAAACCATACTTACCACCAGCAGTTGCTGAGAAGAAAGTGCCACCATCTTGTGGGCTACTGCTATGCAGATTGTGTTCAGGCCGGAACACTTCGATGTGTTGATTGTCAAGAAGACGCACAGGTCGCACCATAAACTTCACACTTGCATCCTTGTAGTTCGTCTGTGCACTTGTGCTGTCGTATGTTGTGGTTTGATACGGATTGCTTGTTTTCTCTCCACCGGCTAAACCACTACGACCCCAACCAGTATCATCGAATGGATTGACGAATGAGCGCGACTCAAGGATGTATGACCCGCCCATCGGCTTAATATTTGAAGTGTGACTAAATCGCATTACACCACCATGTGGTTGTGCGGCGAAAGATAGGCTTGTAAGGTCATAATCACCAAGTGTCTGCGACCCTGCTTGCATACCACCATGTAACACAACACGTTGCCCTACACCACGGTCAGTGTGAAGGCTGTGCGCTTCGGTATTGATAGCGACCATATCACGGTTGATTTCACCCTTTAGAGATTCAAGGGACTGAGCGTCAATTCCGATACGTGGACTGGTCCGAGATATAGCATCCTTGTGGACGCTGGTCCCACTGATTTCTTCAACACGGTCACTAACCACAGCCTCAGGCTTGAGTAGTCCGTCTTCATCAATCTCAAGCCTTGCGCTGATACCACGTGTTACTTCGTCAGATTGTAAGACATCATTGCGTGGTCTAACATATCCTTGACCGAATGCTGGCTCTGCTGTGTGGTGTGATAGGACAACACCTGACCCCTCATACACAGCATCGAGTTCAACCAATAGGTCTTCGTTAAACTGAGTTGGATAGCGAACACCACGACCACCACCCATGTCGCCAACACGCATGGCATTTGTGGGTGCGAATACATCAACAAGAGAGTTAGAGTCGTTGTTGTTTGTGCTGTTCTTTGTCCCACCAAATCGTGGCACAGACGCAGTGGTAGCAGAGAGTAGGTTACCACTGCTATCTAACACACCCTTGACATTGAAGATGGGTTTACCATTGTTCCAAATCCTTGCATGCGGTGTGCGATTGTTTGTGCGGTCATACTCGTATGCATCACCAGCATCCCATGCTGGGCGAATACCAAAACCACGCACTGGTGCGCGACGCACATCTTCACCACGTGTGTTGCCCCACCAATCAACAAGGTAGTATCCTACAGCAGCATCAATTGTAGTGATACCTAATGCTTCGCTGTCACCCCACCAATCACGAGGCACCGCTTCAGCACCACTGAAGTCACTCTCTGTTAGATTGGCTAAGTCCTCGGTGATGGTGGTGTTGCCAGCAAGTCCTGTCTTTGCTTGTGTGAGCGTTATGGCTTGGTTACCGTTTGCTTCGGTAGGAACTGCTGAGACAGTAATCTTACCATTGTGCCCATTTGCATGTTCTATCGCGGCCTTAAGTTGAACTAAGAATGCGTTTTGTGTAGACGCAGAGCCAGTTAGATTGATGGCTACAGCGATACCACCAGCAAGTGCAGAACCAGCAGTGCTGGCACCTGTATCGGATGAAGCAGTGAGGACATCACCAGTCGCGACAGTCGTTGCATTATCATCTACCAAGACGTATGTTCTTGATGTTCCATCAGTTGATGTTAGAACAATAGTTTGCTTCTCTGTCATACCACTTGCAGCATCACCGTCCGTGACTGTTAGTGTAGCAGTGGCTGCACTGTTGGTGTCTCTTAGTGTTCTCACAGGGCATCCGAAGCCTCTCGTCATACGACGACCGTCACTGTATCTTACCTGCCACTCAGGTTTGTCTACACCAAGCATAGCAGATGCGTTTGTCTGTCGCTCCATTATACCAACATAGGTGACAGGTAGAGTGCTGTTTGCAAGACCGGCACCTCCAGCATAATTCCAACTTTGTGTCTCATATTCAGTTAGTGGACCTGCTTTGTATCCCACTGTGAAGTTACTTGCACTTGCGTGTGTAGCGGCCTCTTGGAAGGCTCTCATTCCATAATGACCCCATTGTGGTCTGTTCCACGGTTGACGTAGACCGAAGCGATAGCCGAAAGGATAGCGCCGAGTTGTAATTGATGAGGCAGCAGCGGTTGTAATCCCATTACTTACCGAATACGAACCATCATCATCAGCATCTGTAAAGTATGTGGCACCGGCAGCAGTGTAAGCACGTGGGACATGCCATGCAGCAGACCAAGCGGCATAACCATCAAGGCGACTATTGAGTGGGCCACCACGACTACCACACGGCCAATAGTGACTGAGCATGACTGTGGCGCTACCCTGTGCTTCGTATCCCGACATAGCGTGAATATTTGCAGCAGTGTCTACAGAGCCATCTGCATTTTTGTAAATGAAGTCACCCACGCCCGGATTGTTGAATAAATTAGTCGTAAAACCCGCTGTAGTAGTTCCTGAAAAGTGTATGGCGCCTGATGTTTTACCAATAAACAAACCGTCTGACGTAAACAACAAAGTTCCCGCTGACATTTCTGACGCGTTGTTACCAGAGAATGTTAAGAACGTAGACCCAACGCTTGCGACAGCGAGTGAAATCTTTTCCGGTGGCTTTGGTGTATTCATATCAAGATTGAATGGTCCATGACTGACAGCGTAATTCGCGCCATGATAGTGAACTGTCTCAAAGTGCTCAGGCATACTATTGTATGCAGCCTTGTCGACTGCTCGGTCACTGGTAAGGTTACCCCAAGTCCTTGAACTATCAGAATAGAAAGTATGTGGACGCCCAAGATTTGGATGCCACATGCAAAGGAAAGCATCAGGTGTATGTAGGCTGTTTGTGTCACGAGTCCCCGCAAGCATTTGCGGAAGGCTTCTTGTCAATACACTTGACTTGCTATCGTTAAACAACGAGGACGCAGCAGCAGTTGAGTATTCTCTCGTGAGACGTAGAACTGCTCCGTTTTGTGGCATAGTTGTAGTTGTAGGGACAATGATTAGATTGGTTTTGTTCATTGTAGTAGCGTTATTTGTTGTGCCTGAGCGAGTAGTATAATCAAACTCAGCAGTAGTTCCGTCACTCTTTGTATATTGCAACTTCTGTCCATAGTAAGGAACTTCAGGGAGATACGATGCATCATCCACTACAATACCAAAGAATGTTAGAGTCCCGTTTGTTACTGCGCCACCAGTGGTTGACGCACTCAGTTCAAACTCAGTATCACTTGTTACGGATGCAACAAACGCACCTGCTGGTATACCAGTGCCAGTTACCAACATACCGGCTTTGATTTGCCCATCGTCATCATCGTGTGTAATAGTAGGGTCATTGTTGTAATCACATGTAGCATTCGTGAAGGATGTTGACTGAACAGTCATCACTGGGGACAGGCTTGCGTTAGCCAAGACCTTAGAATACATATCAGGATAGATACTTGGGTAACCAGCGAGAGTCAACTGACAGCCAATAGAACCAAAACTAGCACGACAGAACTCATAGTAATTGTCTATACGTGCAAGGGATAGATGTCTAAATCCAGTAGCAGTGCTATCATCAGGTGCAACCTTGTGCATAATGGACCACCAAGGAATGTGTAGTGTCCTTCCGGGTGTTGAGTCACTAAACATACCCACGTGATATGCGTGTGTAGAGCGGGTAAATGGTGGACTCTGATTACCTTGCACACCAAGTGCGTTGTAAGTCAACAATGGAGGGACATTAGTAAATTGACCACCATGGTCAGGGTCATGGTCAAGAATGACCTCGTTGATGAACACTTCACAACCACGCACATCCGCAAGTGTAGCCTCTGCGAGAACTAACGTCACACCACCAATGGCAGAACCTCGCTCGCTATCATACTTGATACCAACAACAAGATTGACTTGTTGACTGGTCAATTCTACAGCAGAGCCGTTTGGTAAAGAAGTGGCTGAACTATGGTTTGCATGGAAGCCAGCAATCTGTTGCTTACGCGCATTTGGTTGTATAACAATCTGATATGCACCAACTTCAGCAGGGTCAGGGAAATGCCTGTCAAGAGTGTAGTTACCCGCTGCTTCGAGAATGATAGAGTGACCACCGGCCTTGTTCATATCACCAGCAGTGCCCTTAGATGCAAGGATTCCATACCCGTCATACTTGACTTTAGTTTCAAACATCAGCGTAAAAGCACCACCATGAATATCACTTGGACCTGATGGTAACGCTGTTAGAGAACCAATGCGGAGTGGTGGGTTAAGTGGATGCATCTTATCTGTGATTGTTGAACTGAGTGATGTATCAACTAAACCAATATTGTCTTTGAGTGTGATGTAATCTTCATCAACACGAGATACTCTATTCTCACTACGAGAACGTGAGTAAAGACCTTGATAGGCAGGATGCGCCCAATGACCCGGTAGCATGGGCATGGTTGCGTTAACGAAGTGATGACCCATACGTGGGTATGGCATGGGCGTCAATTGCGGCTTACTGTATCGCGTGTGTAAGAGAGTGTCTTGGTCACCATCAAAGTAGAGTGTATGCGCCATATCTGGACTATTACCACTAACTTCAGCGTGGTCACGAAGACGACGAGCAGCAAAGAAGCGAGTGCTTCCCGCTGGCACATAGTAGGATGGTGAGATATTGATTGTTGATGTTGCAGGTGGATTATCGACTAAGAACTGGTCAAAGTCAATATCACCTATTACACCTGTAAAAGTAGCACCGCTAATACCCGTATACGATACAACCACTGCGTCACTTGCAGTCGCGAGGCGCAGGAAGCGACGATTATCACTTCGCTCTTTTGATGCAAAGTCAGCATCAAAAACAGCAGATGTAACAGTTGCTGAAGCAGTTAACGTAGTGCCGCTGAAACTACTCACCGTCAAGGATTGGTTAACAACACCGCTGGCGTGATTGTAAGTTACAGGATAGCGTTCTGTGTGACTATGTCCCATCTTTGTAATATGGAAGAACAACGTCCTATCATGTAGTTCGTAAGATGATTGTATTGGGTTGTCCTGTGTTGCGCCTGTCCAACCATCTCGCGTGCTATCAGGGAAAGATTCAGTTTGTGAGATATGTTCCCAACCAACTTCACCCATTGTAGGACCAAAGCGCGGCCCTTTGATTACGTTGTCAAACAGGTGACCAACATGAGATGCACCAAGGTCTGGATGTAACATACCACCGTCACCAATGTTCTCATTCTGATAGGCTTGCAATCTATCATATCCTGAACGCACGATGATGTTACCCGGTATCGCGTCAGGATTGGGAAGGCGAACTTTCAGGTTTGGCTCAACACCACTATTCGCATTGGCTGGTTGTAACCCACTAGCAAGTCGTTCACCTGCTGTTTGGAATGCACGAATGATTACACCAAATGGTGAACCACCCTCAATCTTGTGTGTCTGCCCTGTGTCATCAACAACTTCTATTGCTTCAAATTGCAACTCCTCGTTTGGTATCTCCAAAATATTACGCAACTCATGCGGGTGTCGTGCTGCTAGTTGAGGATGTGCAAGTTCTTGTGCCTGTAGAATAGGCATCATAGCGCTGTTTGTTGTTTCAAACGAGAATCGCACGTTACCATACAACTTCTCTCCCATAGTGTATTCTGCGTTACTCTTGACGCGGTTAATCCATGGGATAGCACCAAGACCACGTGCATTGACTGTAGGAAGGGAAAGGCTCCCTCCATCCATACGTTTCCAAACAGCGTGCTCGATGTTGAAGTTCTTCGCAGGAGAGCGTTTGTAAACATCATATCCATTTACGTCACCAACCCAAAATGATTTTCCAGTAGCGTCATTTTTGAAAGAGGCAGACGGGCGATTGGTGGGATTAGCATAAAAGTCAGCACCAACGTTACGTTGCCCAGTGGCAGTGGCTGAGAACTCAGTGCCTATGCTGTGGTCAAGGTCAAAGAACAGGTCGCCGGTTTCAGCCCTACAAGGTGTAGCATTCTCAAGGCTGGTGTCAGCAGAAATTGCATCATGAAGGAAGAAAGTGTCATCAAATGGGGCAGCGTCTAATCCATTAGTAGCAGTGTAATCAGCAACACTCGGTGTGCTGGTGCTACTTACAATCAGCGCCTCTACATTTGGACCAGCGTTTGCAGTGCAGGTAAAACGGTCTTGTCCGTGTATGCGTTCATCCCAGCGTGTAGTCCCAGCCTTTGCCTTGTTTGTTTGCTGTTCAGCAAGAAGCCAGTCACCAGTGCAAGTAATCCCATCACGGTCATACTTAGCGATAAGTGGTAACTCCGACTCATACGCTACAACAAGGAATGCGCGAGCATAAACACCCTGAGGGTGACGAAGTTCAGATGCAATATTTTCTTCACTGTAGTAAGTCGGTGTGCTATTAAAATCAGATGTGTCCGCATAACCGGGAACATAAGCATTGTAAGCAGACGTAGTGCGCGCTTCGTTTGTCATATTACCAAGTGTCCCATAAGGTGCGAATGTTCCACCAGCACCGGGGAAGTTGATGTAGGATTCATCAGGACGTATGGATTCACCACTGTTCGGCATCGGTGCTGTATGTGGTAGATGAGATAGAGTTGTCATGCAACTGTTCGCATTCCCGTATGGTGAGAAACCAAGTGAGGGATGCCATGCTCCAAGCCCAGCGGCATAGGATGAACCAACTAATAGGCTGTTGAGATACGAGTATCGTTCCCCTGCCCAACCAACAACACCAGTTGGTTTAGTGCGGTCAATCGCATCATGAAGACCGTTGAAGTGAACATTAGTCATATGGTCACGGGTAGATGCGTTTTCATTGTTGTAAGAGAATGTTCCAGCCTTTGACCATACAAGAACTAAATCATCAGCAGCAATAGTGGGGAGATTTACATCATTGGCTGCAATTAAATCTGAAAACGTATCATTAGCGTCACCAGTAGAGGCTGCTGCTGTTGTGATATCATGCCACGTTTCAACAGTTTCAAACGCTTTATTACCAGTTAGATAATTGTAACCAAGGAAGAAGCGAACAAAATAATCACTACCGTTTGTTGTGTAAAGAACTCGCGTGTGGTAAGGAGCGTATGCTGGTGCAGTGCTATTACCGCCGGACACACCTACAGTATAGAGTGTCTTAGTCCTGAGCCAACCGGACGCTGGGATTTGCTCACCAGCAGCAAGAGTTGTCGACACATCGAGATAAGACATTGCTGAGGTTTGTTGACCATTATCAGCGGTTGTATCGACTGCGCTTCCTGACACCCCCGTCCCATCGTTTCGATACGCTGTCACTGTGAATTGCTTCCAACCGTATCGGTCTTGACGCAACGCATTACCCATGCTTGGCATGAATGTGCCACCCATTGCTTTGAGCGCACCAGCACCGGGGAAGGTGTTGATACCAGCACCTATGATAGTCGCTAACTCCTCACCGTTTTGACATCGTGTGCCGTCAATGACGATGTATTCCATATCCACATCATCAGTGTCAGGTGTGTGCACTTGGAACGACCCACTACTTCCAAACAAAACACGCTTAGCAAGCGCCCCTGCAACTCTAAATGCAGTTGGGTGAACAGAGCAATTACTTGCACTTATCTTTGCGACAAGAGTATCTCCGTTAGGATGTGCTGGGTTCATTGAGATTTGATTATCCATCCAAGAGCCACCGGGATGATACCCACCATCCATATGCCAAGTCCAATCTGAATTACTCACCATACCACCGCCCATATACAACGCATGACGCGTAGGGTGAAGTGGTCTGAAATCTGTAATATTGGATGTTGAAGGTGTTGGGCCAAGTGGGTTTACCATATCACCATACATTCGTCCCTGCTCAGGTCTTTGGAAGAGCACACCGACATTCGGCTTACCAATCGGTGGCTCCCAATTTAGAGTTTGACGCCAATGGAAACGACCGCGAGCAACCTGATATGCGCTTGTCATTGGCATGTAATGACCTTGTTCATTCTCAATGTGATTTGGCAGATAGTGGGCTGAACCACCATCAGGGACTGAGGAGAACGAGCCTCCCGCAGCAATCGCTCTACCGGGATGTGGCTCCTTGGCGTTGTGAGAACCACTACTATCCGCGACTTCTTGTGTGAACGGAAACGCTTGACCGGGACCGTATATGAGGTAAGTCGTCTTGTTTTCAGTGCCAGCCGCCGCATCTCCGTATCGTGCTGTAGGATGTGCAAAACGAAGAACAAATGGCGATGGGACTTGGATATGAACACCAGCAGTATATGGAGCAGAGTTAGGATGATTAGCGGCGACAGTGTGTTCCCCTCTCTTGATGTCAGGAGACAATACGTTGTCTTGATTGGAGAATGGTGGTGTGATGGACCCACGATGTTGGTTTAATAGTGGAGTGCCGGGGAAGAATGCCATGATTGCATTACAATCAATCATTGCATGAGAAGACAAAACTTCGTTAGCATGTTGTATACCAGCACAACCAGTTGGTCCGTTTGCATATGGGTGTGTATTGAATGACGAGTAATCAGTATCAGTCCCGTCATTGATGTCCAATACAACACCACTAAAACCACCACCAAAGAATAGAGGCACAGAGTGGTCTGTGCTGTCCCTTGCACCACGGAAGAATACCTGTGGGACAGAGTTTACACTCCCAAGTGCTCTCTTACCCGTTATACCATAACCGGATGCTGTGCCATAACGTTGCATCGCTGCGTTACTGGAGGGGTCAGCAGTGGGCCAATCTGGACTTACTGAGTTTGCTATTACGTCGAACTTAGTTTGAGCGTTACTACTATCGTTTTTCCCTGTAACTAGAGCACGTTGCTCTCTATAGTAAATTGGGGAGATACTACCAAACGACGCTACTTTATCTCTTGCAGTTGCGCCGTTATCGTTTACTTCCACAACTCCATCCCTATTCGTATCACCCTCTGCTCCAGCAGGACGAGAGAAATACCACATTTCACCAGTAGATATTGAAAGCGTGGTTGGAACACCTGAATCAAAAATATCACCAGCAGTAATCTCTACAGTGGGATTGTCGATATTTGGTAAGATTAGGTCACCGCTATCTGCCATATAATTTTCACCAATTAGATTTCTCTTCCAAGTGGAAGTATCTACTGGGTTATTTTTACTATCAACAAGAACAGGAGATTCAGTGTTTGCATTTGACCCCTTACCTTTGGAACGGACCTGTATCACAGTGTGTGGAATGTATCCACACGGATTACGAAGACCAGCATCAATTTTAGCATCTGTAGCAGCGCGACTCGTGCCGGGTAGGGTAATACCATCATCGTCTACTTTCAACGATGAAATCTCACCATACTCTACGTGGGCTGCTTGTATACCCATATCCCTGTGAATTGTTGCCTCGAAAAAGTTTGACAGTGGTTGTATTTCCCTCGCTGGGTTATACGCACGAATACGAATCGCTTCAGCATCTACACCCCACTCACCAAAGGTGCGTCCATCAGCAGCAAGCATTTCAGTGCAGTCAAATGCATGTCCTTCTTCGCTATTCACATTATCAGCATTAATTGCAGCAGTTGTTACAGCAGCCATCAATTCATCAGTGATTAGACAAGTCCAGTTTGCACAAGATGAGATAAGAGCACGGATTTCATTTACACCGCCGTCACCAAAAAGAGCACCCGGAGGTTGAATTGTGTTACCCGTGTGAGTTTTGTGTGATGCAACAAAATTAGCCCCAGTTACACCATAGAAAATATGTGTTCCACTCCCTGTGTCACGAGTTCTACTTGTGTAAGAATACATATGACCTTGAGAGCCTTGATGGGGAGATTCAAAGAATGGGTCAGATATTTGCACAACACCGTTCTTTAATGGGAATCCCATGTAACCAAGCATGTCATGATGAGGGCAGGTATTGTAAGGCGCTAAAGGTTGTATAGTCAATGTTTTTGCAGACGCGTCATAAGTCACTTCACAATCATACGCTGCATTTTGAGAGGGCACTCCGTTCCAATGATTACCTCTCCACGGAACATGTGTGAAATCACTGTCAGAAGCAGGGAATCTTCCGGTCGCATCTCCTGAACCATGCATGTGCCGACCAATTGTAAATCCACCTTGACCGACATCTCTGTCATCGAAATATACCATGACCTCTTCGTTAATAGAGTCAGGTAGTTCGGTATTTTCAAGTGCGAACTTTTGACCAAACTGACGATATACAAATCGAATACCATGCCCTACACCTCTGTGGTCAACAAAGCGGAATCCAAAGAGGTCAGTATTTCCTATGTTTTCATTCAATACCTCTGCTATAGGAACGTGTGTTGTGTAACCTGTTGGTGCTTGAGGAGTAAATGTAAGAGTTACTGATGCACCAGCAGTGGCTGCTACGTCTAATTGGAAAGTAGTAGCGTTTGTGATGGATGCAACTTTTGCGCCACTTGGAATGCCGGTCCCACTAACAGCCATACCCTCTACAATAGCATGAGCAGCGGTTACAGCACTGAATGTCACCTGAGTAGAATTAGCGGTAGTGGTGCATGATGCAACAGTAATTGCGTTATCAGTTACAGTAACATCACCGTAGTAAGCGGAGAAACGTTTGTCACCTCTACGACCGAAGCCCCATTCACCAGCATCAGGTGCAAAGCCGGGAACTCCTGATGCAACTAAACCACCAAAGTTAACCCTACCAGTAGCAGCAGTCCCTGTTCTCAAACCGTTAACGAGAGAGGTAACAAAACCCTCTGCCTCTAATGATTCAGTATTCACTGTATTGTGTGTTTTACCTGCGCCAATGAAAGTGCTAATCGCTCGATTTACTGGGTCAGCAGATTCATCAGACGACTTACCTGCTTCGCCAAACTCATCGCTTGGGCTAACTTGTTGACCTACATCATCAGGAATTGTATACTGTTTGAGTGTCGTAATTGGTGCAAATGGTCGTCCATGTTTATTAAGCGGCATCGGCGCAGGATGCATGTTTTCTCCACTAACCTCATCAGGTTGACACCAAAAAGTGCGATAACGTCCACCGTGACCAATTAAGAATTCAGGTTCGTAAGGTGTCTGCCCCTTACTGTTATCTAACCACACACAAAAATTACGTCCGGTAGCACCGGGTATGGTGCTATGTATAATGATACTATACCCCTCTCGTCCTCTTGAATCTTGCACTACACGACCAAGATGAGCACGCACATAACCCATGTGTGTTCCCTTGTCGGGTTTTTCTGATGACGAATCATTCCACCAATCTGCTGGATTAAATGTAGACCCAGTAGCGGCAAAATCAGCACTTACATGTGGGGAGGCAGCATCTGTGATTATCTCACCCGGATACTGCTCGTTGGGTCTTCGCACATGAGTGCGAGCGTTAGGTGCAGCAGCCTGATTGATGAGTCGCACCACTTCACGTGCCGCAGCCTCTACATCTGTAACACCATCACGCACTCCAACTTCACCAAGGTCAATTGAAAGACGACGAGTGAACTCCATGTCTGTCCATTGCTTAAGATGCTTGATGCCTCTCCGTCCACTGGTTTGGTTTGCTTCTGTATGATTACTCAAATCAAGAGAAGAGGAGCGAATACCTTTGAGTGCAAGGAATGCTGGAATAACACGAGTTCCGTCAGGAGTATCAAACAATGTAGATGGGTCACGAATAGTCGTTGACTGTAGTAAACTACTGAAATTAGTGGAGCGGTGTTCTCGTAAGGCAACGGTTAGATTATGTTCTGCATTTCTCCCCTTACGAGTGTAAGGGTGTAAAGAATCTGCGAATCTTGGGGACACAACTGCTTCTCTTGTTCTTGGTAGAGCGCTGTCACCAAGTGCTATTTCTCCTAAAGTTACGCCTTGTTCAAATCCAGTATGCACATAATGCTGATGTGCTTTACCATAGAACCATGCATAATCAAGATTATTCAGTAATACCTTGGGTATGGTGACAGCGGCTGAGGAACCGTCTACTGGGTTGATTAGTTTACTACTCAGGTAATTTGCACGATTGTGCGCGTATGCACCCTCCATAAATCTTGAACGAGCACTACTACGAACGAACGGATTTTGAGATGGGAAACCAGCGGCAACATCAATCTGTGTTGTATATTGACTATGATTACCCCCGACCGTTGTTTGATAGAAAGTGAGGTCAGCGCCGATAACATCCCGACTCCATCCTATCTGTGCATGCATTGGACTACTCTGCACTTGCATGTGTAGGTCTTGGAATGCAATGAACTCACGGTCATGAGCAACATCGAAGAGAAGAACACGAGCATGGTCAGCGTTTGATAGATACGGGTCAAGATATGCAACAGTAGGCGGTTGACTTAAACCAAGATTTGTGTAGTTAAGTTCCACTGTCTTGTTGACATGTTGCACATAATTTACTGCTGTTTCATAACAGGAGTTTCCAATCAAGAAGTTCTCTAATGGTAGGCTGTCTCTTGGATTGTTGTTCAGTGTTCCTTCGCCACCGTTAAAGACATTACAAACCATCGCCTCATTTAGCACACCACGACTCTTAGCAAATAGACCTTCAACAGCATGTGGATTATTGTAAGTCATGTTTGCCCAAACAGTATCTCCTTCACGTAATCCACCTTGCGCAAACGGGAATAACCATGAGCGATTAAGAATAGCCTCGGAATCTTCAGTCAGGAGTTCTTCTACACCCACTCTAAGATATACAGTCCCTGCTGCTAACATAGCACCAAGGTCATCCTCGACAGTTCCTGTGATACCTGTGATAGTAGACATATCTCCTAAACCAATTGATGTCGCTGAACCATTGATTACTAACTCTGAAATTGCTGTAACTTCGCCAAGATACATCACTGAGCCAGCGGCAAGAATATTACCAGCACCAGATGCAGTAGATGCCTCTGCGTATATTTTATCACCTACCTTAACTGAGAATTGACTTCCCCAACCAGCATTATCAAACTGTATGGCCCCAGCATATACACCCCCACTTGGTGGTGTGAGATTTAATTGAGTAGAACTTCCCATTGATGCAATTGTCCATGACTCAGAATTACCCGGTCTGTCTGAGCGAGCAATATTTACGTTATTTCTTAATTGAATTGACTCAAATTCATCTAGCGGGTCAAACGATTTCTTGGTTAATTTAAGTGGTTGACCTAAAATAAAATTAGAATGTGTTTCGGTAAGAAAATTAGGAAGAGACGGACGACTCTCAATTGTTTCTAAAATAATTGTCGAGTTAGGAATTTCTGATGTTGTCACAGTTCCTGAACCAAAACCGACTAAATTAGCGTGCGCAAACGTTGCTTTACCGTCACCCCAATAGATGCATTTTTGTGCTGTGCCATCAGGTAAGGTAATTTCAACAGTGTAAAACATATCACCAGTATCAAAATCAACAGTTCCACTGTCTAAGTTAACATCAATTGCAGGAAACAAAGCAGCGTCTTCTTCGCTTAGTGTCACAGTAAATATACCACTGAAGTTATTTTGATTCATCAACGGCGTGACTCCCCTGATTACACCAGTGGCTCTCTTACTACGCATACGTGGTGCGTGTGGATTCGTCGTAGGCCCTGCCTTGAACTCAACAGCACTCACATACTGTCGTAGACCATAATCTACATTCCCACCTTGTGTCTTTACACTGGATTGGTCATGGTAATATTCACCTCGTCCTTCAAAGTCAGAGGACAGTGTTTCATCATCAGAAAAAATCGGTATGACTCGCTCGGATTCATAACCATCTGCAATCAATAATGCCATACCAACTTCATGTGAGGCAAGGAAGCCTTCGGAGTGCGCCCACTCTTCATCTTCAAATTGTAGATAACCGTCAGATGCAGGGTCATTTTCATACAAAATCCATTCACCATTTGGAAGGAAGGCTTGTCTGTAAACAACAGCATTGTCTACGTTATAGAAAGAAGATGCACTTGTTGAAGCAGCAGGGAACGCCGATGGGTTGTTTACATAGAGATGATAATTACCACTTGATACCTCTGCTCTCCTTAGGATGGCAGTTCTTTTGGTAAACTCAGCACGTTCCATAGCATATGCATATGCGGCCTTCGCTGCTCTGTCAGCAGGAGCCTTATCAGGGAATCTGCGACCAACTGGACTTGGGTTGAATGTATGTGCTGTCATTGTAGCATCCACATGCATTTTCAATGAGTTATCGGGACCGGGGAAGATGCTCTCAGCAGAGTTTTCAAAGAATTGACCAGCGAACAATGGTATCTCCACTAACGCACGTGTAGAAGCAAACTGTGTGCCCAACTGGTAATCGTGTGTCGCAGTGTCCATGGACTGGAACATGCGGTCGTTGACAGTTGTTCCATCAGCAGCAGCATTTTCTATATAGAAATGGCCGTCACCAAGAAGAGTTTCACCGAGTGAAAAACTCTCACCAGCGAGAGTGAATGTCAATGTTTGATTGGTGTTTGTTGCCGTTGTATCAAGATGAACTCGGAACAAAGTGGCACTGTCAATTTGTGTAACAATAGACCCTGCTTGAATACCAGTGCCGCTGACTGTCATACCAATCTTAACATTCGCTGTTGAGTCCATTTGGATTATTTTTGGATTGCTCCCAAATGATGTTCCCGACCCAGCAGAGTTGTTTGTATCACAAGTAGCATCAGTGAATGACGCGCCCACTATGTCCTTTGCTTCAGGAACAAGACCGGAGGCAACGCACCACGTTTTGAACGTGCCAAGGTCTTGACCATCAGCCAATGTAAACTTACCATCACCGGCTGTGCCGTCAGTGAACATAAACACAACACCGCCCTTAGACGAATACTCTGCACTGGCGCCATTTCTAAGGAAGATACGCCCCTTCTTTGGAAACGGATATGTTCCCCATGATTGAAGGTCAGGGGTCGCATTGTTTAGTGCACGAACTGTAATGAATTGTGTTCCGCCCGGTTCTATACGCACAGATTGCCCCATGGTTGAGAACCCACGACGAGTGCTGTATGGTAGACGTGACAGTGGACTGGGGTCATAAGACGGCTTCGTATCGAATGCGCCTTGTCCGGGTCCACCAAGTGACACAGTGACAACAGGTGCTTCAGGGTCAATCTCCTTTACAACGTGCGAATCAGGGCTACCAGAGCCTATCTCATTCACACTATTTGCATTCGCAATTGTATTTATACCAATACATTTTACTGTGGTAAATCGACTACCCCCATCTGATTCTCGCTCTTCTACACCACGAAGAATAGCACGAGTCATCAAATGCATAATCGTGACCGTATTGGCCTGTTCACCTCTATCGAACGCATCACGAGCATAGAACAATTGACGAGTTCTTGTGCGGTCGGATGGTTGAATGAATAACCTCATTGTGGTTCCCGGCGCGGTCGCTAAAGCATGGTTATCAATAATATCAAAAATCTCATGAACGGGTGACGCGGAGGCTGTTACGCCAACATCAAACTCACCATCACCCGGTGAGCCTACATCAGTATGGGGTGAGCGCACCGACGTTACTACTTCTCTTGGAGGAGGCGGTGCTTCCAAAAGAACGCGATGAAATACAGATTCATGAGTTGTTTTTGTTGTGTGGGAGGCTGTAATATTCTGAGGTGGCTTACGCGGCTCATCACTCATGGTAGTATAGTTCTGTGGTGTAAAGCGTTCATCAAGCGCATCATCACTTTCAAAACCTTCACTATTATCACCCAATAGTGAATGCGTAAATGATTTGTGACCCAAATTACCTTCAAACGGAAGTTGAATGTCAATGATACCACCGGGGGCTGAAATTGTGCAAGTAACAGCAGTATTCACAAGGTCAGCAGCGACAATATCAGCAATATACGCAGGAGTGAAAGTAAGTGTCCCATTAGTTACTGACCCCCCAGTAGTAGCAGCGCTCAACTCAAATGTGGTGCTATCTGTAATACTAACAATGAATGCACCTGCTGGAATGCCAGTGCCTGAAACACGCATTCCAACTCTTATGTTTGTGGTAGAATCCATTGTTACAGTGGGGTCGTTGTTATAATCACAAGTCGCATCGGTAAACGAACTCCCAGCAGTTTGTGTAGACCCAGCGGGTAGTGTTTTTTCTACCATGAGCATTGGTT